CGAGGGCCCAGGAATCTAGTGGGACTGTGTGGGAATACAAACGGACGCTAAACAATTACTTACCTTAGTCTGTTGCTAGCCAACTAGCCAAATGTCAGCATTTGATAAAATACCTTGACAGACTATTTCATGCGGTCTATAGTTAGTTCAGGCGGGTGCAATTCCTGTCAACCGCTCATCACCGTAGGCACAAGTTGTACCCTTATGTGGAGCAATACACAAGTGCCTACATCACAATCACCAAATCGTGTCTTATTCTCAACTCTCACACAATGCTCGAGAGATAGTCGCTAAGTTCACACTAGCCACCAGCCAAGAAGTTCAGCTCGGCTGCGACTGGTACCCTTCAGCACTCAAAATCTCCGCCCGCATTGGCGAAAAGTATGGGCTCTCGGCTCAGGTTGTTGCTGGCGTCATCGCTGCCCTATCACCTAACAACCGTTGGGAGCGTAACATCATCGACGCTGAGAACGTCATCAAGGCGTGGCGGCATGGCGACGACGACGACGTGCTCGCAGTCAAAGTGTGTACGTACAAGCCAATGCTAGCCAAGGCCCTGCAGATTCTCAACTCAGCATCCTGCTACATCGTTGACATTCTCAACGGCCCCAAAATCACCGAGTTTTACAACTGCATCACCAATCCTGCCATGACTGACGTGTGCATCGACGGCCACGCCTACAGTGTGTGGTTCGGTCAACGTCTTACCATGAAAGAGGTGCCTCCCATTGGCAAGAAGCTACGGGCTACCATCAAGCAAGACTATCGCGACGCCACCGCGTTCATCAATGAGGAGCTCTCCGAGCACTTCTACCCTGCGGACATCCAAGCTATCACATGGGTTACACACAAACGTATCTACAATGTATAGACAACTAACCTTCGAGCCTGTAATATGTGGGGCAGTCATGTCCTACAAAGGGATACTATCTGACCCTGCCATTGTTCTCACTCTCACATCCTTACACGAGAAAAACTATGACCTCTGCGAATCAGCCCACACCGACAGGTGGTTCTTCGACCCCGAGCAAGGCTTCTCACAAACAGAAACACCTTACGCCTGAAGAGTCCGAGCGTAGACGTATATTCTATCAAAAGATGGCCTACATCGAAATGAAAAAACTACGCCCCAAACACCCACACGTATGAAAGTACTAATCGCCTGCGAGTTCAGCGGGGTAGTACGTGAAGCCTTCACCAAGCGAGGCCATGACGCTACCAGCTGTGACTACCTAGCTTCCGAGCAACCATTCGGCAAGCACTATCAAGGTGATATGTTCCAGATCGCTTATGGTCACTGGGATCTTATCATCGCACACCCACCCTGTACAGATCTGGCAGTCTCAGGCTCTAAATACTGGGCCGAGAAAGTCAAGGACGGACGCCAAGGCCGAGCCATCCAGTTCGTCGAACGTATCTGGCAGCTACCCTGCCCTAGGATTTGTATTGAGAACCCTGTTGGTGCCTTGTCTACACGCAGTAAACTAGGCAAGCCAGCCCAATACATCCACCCCTACCAGTTCGGGCACCCCGAAGCCAAGAAGACTGGCCTGTGGCTCAAGAATCTACCACCACTCATACCTACCAATGAGCTGGAGCTACCCGAGCGTGGCTACTGGGACAACCAAACACCCAGTGGTCAGAACAAGCTCGGCCCATCCGAAGATCGTTGGAAGCTACGTGCTGCAACGTATCAGGGCATAGCCGACGCAATGGCTAGCCAATGGGGTTGACGTTCTCCCAGATAGCTGCTATGCTATCTCTGAGGGCCTCACCCTCTGCTGTTTACCACAACTATCATGCAACCAAAGAAACGCACATCAACATGTGTCAAGTCCATCGACGTTGACCCTATCACTGGATCAGCTACAGTTACATACTTGACTGGCTCTTCATACGAGTACACCAATGTATCCCGCAGAGCTATTGCTAACCTACTCACACAACCACAGATGAGCCTTGGCTTCTGGGTCAACAAGAACTGCAAAGCTCAGGGCGTACACGTCAAGCAAATTGCAGACGCTTACTACCACAGACGTCCAAAGGTCAGAGTATCACTACCAGCGGAGCTAGCAGCAAATGTCTAACGTGAAACTAATCTTCGATCAATCCACAGCTCCCAGCCTACTATCTATGGGGCAGAGCTACGAGCCATCAACCAATGGCACCATAGCTGTTACCGTTGAGGACGCAGACAGCGGCCTTCTCGAGGACATACTATCCAATGCGGGTCTATCTATGCTCGCTGATGAGGTAATTTACACAGACTTCATGCAATGAAACAGTGCAGGCAATGCGGAGAGCTCAAACCACTTGACTCCTTCCCACTATTCTCAACTGCTGGGGCTGGACGTAAGAATACGTGCAAGTCCTGTCAGAACCACCACGTCAGAGTTCGTAACCGCCTACGTAGGATGCACAAGCCACCATCGTCGGGTGCTTGTCCTGCATGTGGGAGGCATACAACACGCTGGGTGCTCGACCATTGCCACCGCACAGATCAATTCAGGGGTTACATCTGCGACCCATGCAACACAGCATTTGGCAAGCTTGACGATGACCCCAGGATTATGCTAAAATCCTTACAATGGCTACAATCACATGACCAATCCTAACAATTCCATCCAAATGTGGACACTCACACGTCTATGTCCATACCACTACGAACGCACAGTTCTTGGCGTATTCATTGATGCCGAAGCTGCACTGTACAGACTCAAGAGGCTTACAGACATGGCTGCTGATGGCGAAGAGTTTACGCTCGAGTGCCATGACGTCAAAACTATTACCGAAGAGCGTGTCGCCTTCGAGGAGTACGAGTCATCAAAAAAGTCCGATGGTTCAAAGGTAGTAGGGATAGGTGCCTAAGATGAGTACTCTACACCACGAAACCATCATGGAGCAAATCTATGAGGAAGTACAAGAAGATCATCCCGAGCTTGACCAAGATGCTTGGGAGGCAATTGCCAAGATTAGATTCGAGGACAGGTGCCTATGAGGAACGCATTGATAATATTTGCTATTGGCTTCATGTTCAATGGATGCCAAGTGCTAGTATTCATGCACACAAAAAACAACCCACCTCCACCGAGAGGACAATTACACATTTGGTAAAATGGCAGGACGAATATTCAACAACCGCATCAAAGAGCTAAACAAATGGAAGGCTACTAACAAGTTGACACAAGTTACCTTTGATATGGGGTATGAGGCAGCTCTCACATGGGAGCTACCGCCATCCTATGTATGTGTAGTCAGAGCCATGCTACCCAACGGAAAGATTAACGAAAGGTCATACCGAAATGGTATAGCTGCCAAGAGATACATGACCAAGTTACTTGAAGATGGCAATGACTACATGGTGATGACCAGCAACGAAATTCTAGACACACTTGACTTTATCCCATGAACCCACATGACTTAGCCAATGTCCTTGACAAAAAGGGCTATTGGATAGATGATGATACTGGGGAGGTATCTATGTCGATTGATACCACACTCGAAGAAGAGAAACCCACCGACCTTTTGGTATTACTCGCAGCTACAGGACAGCTGGAGCTAAGGTATGACAGCCTTAACGACCCCAGGTTTTTTCTAAAGAACTGGAAATGCTACGAAAGCATGGAGGAATACTGCAAGGTGCATCCATATGAACCCCAATGTAAAACCTATGATACGTAAATTAACACAACGGCAAATTGACCGCCTTGATGACTACGAATACTCACTATTTCTCGCCTATGGAGACTCATTCAAACCTACACCGACAGTTTCTACTGGAGCAGGAAGCTATAGCTCAAGGGAAGCAGAGGCTTCACGACTCATTAAAGCAGCTAGAATCGAAGTCATACGCAAGTGCAAGCGTTTACGGAGTGTCCTCAATAAGAGAGGCATTACCCTACCTAGTTGAGCACATACAGACACAGTTTTGGAAACTACAGAATGGTCAAGCTGGTAAATATTACCAACCAATCAAGCAGTATCTTGACGAGCTGGAGCCACTAGCTATTGCTACCATACTGTTGAAAGTTACCTTTGACAAAGTGTTCAGTACACGCACCAATCAAAATACATTGGTTCCCGTTCTGGCTGCCATTGGCTCTGCATTGGAGGCAGAAGCTAAGTTTAGATGGTACAAACAAGAGCACCCTAACCTTATGTCCTACATCGAGAGGACATACTATCACAGCTCATGTGGTACGCAGCAACGTGAGGCAATCGCTAGCCAAAAGTTTGGTTCTCATGGAATTAAATGGGATTCCTGGGGGACAAAAACCAGACTGACACTAGGAAGATGGGGTTTAGATGCAGTCATTCAGACTACTCAATGGTTTACTATTGACAAGCACAACCACAGAAAAAAGTATTTTTACAAGGTGGTTCCTACCGAATTGTTCGATGCTAAACGCCATGAGTTAATCAAATCTGCTGAGTTATTTAGTGGTATCCCTTGGCCTATGTTAGTGACTCCTGATGACTGGGGTTATGATGAAAATGGTGAGATTATTTACGGAGGTTACCTAACCAACCGAATGATGAAAGGCCATGAAATGACTAGAGTTAGGAGCAAGGTTACCATAATACACGGAGAAACGCCTTTAAACTTTTTAAATAAGTTACAAAAGGTGCAGTATCGTGTTAATCGTCACGTGCTAGATGTGGCTGAAGAGCTAGTTGAAAGAGGGTATGTAGTGGGTAAGTTTATACCCATATCTCCTTCATTCAAACCACCTAGACCACCAGCTGCAGATGATGATGAGCAAGTAAACAAGTCTTGGCGAAGACAAGTTGCTGAAGCTCACAATGCTGACCGTATAAATTTTAAAAGATCGGTTAGAACTAGGACACAGATGGAGGCGGCTAGAAAGTTCAAAGACGAGGACTTCTATCTTTGTTGGTCTTTTGATTACAGAGGTAGAGCGTATCCCATTCCAGCCTTCCTCACTCCACAAGATACAGACTTTGGTAAGTCATTGTTAAGATTTGCTAATGAGTGCAGTGTAAGTAAAGAGTCTGAGTTGTGGTTGTCTTTTCAAGTAGCTACCAGCTACGGGTTGGACAAGGCCACATTGGATGACCGACACGAGTGGGTCAAACAAAACAAAGACTTAATTTCAAGGGTTGCAACCAACCCCATCGAGAACCTAAGCGAGTGGGAAGAGGTTGAAGAACCTTGGCAGTTTATGGCTGCCTGTCACGAGTATTATCATTGCTGTATCAAAGGTGATAAAAACACAACAGGTCTTATGGTCGCTGTTGATGCAACATGCTCTGGTCTGCAGATTTTAGCAGGACTGGCCCGAGACAAGTCTACCGCTGAATTAGTCAATGTCTGTCCCAGCCAGAAACCAAGCGACGCCTACCTTGCAGTTGCCGACGAAGCCAAAAGGTTCCTACCGTCATACATGCACCGATGGATGACACGTAAGACCACTAAACGAACCGTTATGACTATACCCTACAACGCTACTAAAGACAGCAGTAGGAAGTACATAAGGGAATCATTACAAGAGCAAGGGTTTGAAGTGGACAAAGATGAGCTAACAACCATCGTAAATGCAGTCTATCAAAGCATGGACAGCATAGTTCCTGGGCCCATGAAGGTAATGAGATGGATCAAAAAACATGTAGGCCAGTACATCAGAGATGGTGCTACTGCAGTAGAATGGACTACTCCCTCTGGATTTCATGTATATCAAAAAAGAGATGACATTGAAACAGAGAGGATGAGATTAAGGTTACTAGGGAGTGTCTCTATCAGGATACCCAACGGTAACTCAAAGCCCAGCCCTACCAAACACAAATCAAGTACGGCTCCAAACTACATCCATTCATTTGACGCTTCGCTCTTACACAGATCTTTTACTGAGTTCAATGAGCCATTCACAGTTATTCACGACTCCGTTCTTTGTAGAGCAGGAGACATGGGAACACTCAATTCGCTTGTGCGAGAAACCTACACCAATATATTCACAGAAGAATGTTGGCTTACACGTTTTGCACAGGACATCAATGCCACTGAACCACCACCAATCGTAGGTACATTAGACCCTACAGTTGTTTCAAATTCCACCTATTTTTTCTGCTAATGCCAACAACACACGTAACACCAAAACCAGTTGTACTCGACGGATTCCAAGCTATACTAAAAGCTGGAGAGTGGGGGTACAAACTATCTGCTCTAATTACAGACAAAGAGCTTCTTCAAACACTAGAAGAGGAGAGAGAGTCTGCATTGGAGTGGGCAAGAGGCAGAGCTAAGAACCCTAAAAGGGTAACAGTAAAGCCTGAACCTTGGGAAGAGCTAGAGAACCAAGCTGGCTCATACCATATCAGATTCAGCTGGAAGGATGGAGACAAGATATTTCCAGTTGTAGTTGACACAGAGGGTACAATCATAGAAGACAAAGAGACACCTATCTACAGCGGTAGTCAGGTTAAACTAGCCTTCTTCCAAAAGCCATATGTTCTACCAAGCGGTGACATTGGCACATCATTAAAACTAAAGGCAGTTCAAGTTGTTAGTCTTAACAGCGGAGCTGGTGTCGTTGACAGTGGCGACATGTCAGCCGAAGATGCTCAAGCATTGTTTGGTGCTACAAAAGGTTTCAAGACTGAACAACCTAAAGTAGATGCAGCACCCAGCTCCATTGACCCTGACGATGACTTCTAATGCGAAGTAACCTTGAAACAGATGTAGCAGATCTGCTTTCTCAAATGAAGCTAGACTGGGAGTATGAGGGTGAGTCATTCAAATATACTATTGACCACAAATATACTCCCGACTTCAAGGTAAATAACATATATCTTGAATGTAAGGGCTACTTCAAACCAGCTGACCGCAGGAAGATGCTGGCTGTAAAACGTGACAATCCTGACTTAGACATCCGCTTTGTATTTCAAGCACCACACAACAAGATTTCAAAAAAATCTAAAACCACGTACGCTGTGTGGGCCGAGAAACATGGCTTTCCTTGGTGTGCCTATTATGCAATCCCAGTCAACTGGCTTAAATGAATCAACCTTCTTACATCACGCCCCTTGTTCTCAGTGTGGCTCGTCAGATGGCAGTTCCGTATATTCTGATGGACATACTTATTGTTTTGTATGTAACCACTTTAATAGTGGGGAGTTATCTTCCACCATCGTCAAACCAAAATGGTCTACAGCTATGCTGAAGGGCGACCCAATAAAATTACGTAAAAGAGGTTTAACAGAGGAAACCTGTCGTAAATATCGTATTCACAAAGACGGTGATACGCTACGTATGCACTATTTTGACAAAAATGGTCAAGTATGTGCAGCAAAAGTCAGAACAAAAGAAAAAGATTTCTGGCTAGAGGGTAACAACGTAGACTCTCAACTTTTTGGGCAAAATTTATTCCCAGACACAGGCACACGCCTAACCATATACGAAGGTGAGCTCGATGCCGCCTCTGGTTGGGAAGCATTGCCTAAATGGCCCCACGTATCTATACCCACAGGTGCGAAGGGTGCCAAAAAATCCCTGCAAAAAGTTTTACCACTATTACAAGGCTATGAAGAAGTCGTACTATTTTTCGACAACGATAAAGATGGTATCGAAGCAGCACAAGAATGTGCTGAACTTCTACCAGCGGGCAAAGCAAAAATTGCTCGTATGGAAAAATACAAAGATGCCTCTGATGCCTTACAACAGGGGGACTCGGAAGCGGTACGTCGAGCTATCTGGGACGCAAAAACTTACCGTCCTGACGGCATTGTTGACGCAAAATCGCTTCTTGAATTAGTAACCACACCTACACCACCAGCTGACCATGACTATCCCTTCAAAGGACTCCAAGAAAAACTACACGGCATCCGCTATGGAGAGCTTACGACGATTACTGCGGGATCTGGAACGGGAAAATCATCCTTCTGCAGAGCCATTGCAAGTGACCTTCTATCTAAAGGAGAACGGGTCGGTTACTTGGCGTTGGAAGAATCGAACAGGAGATCTGCCCTTGGATTGATGTCAGCCGCACTAGGTAAATCATTCCATCTAGGTGAACATGACAAATCAGAACTTGAAAACGCTTTTAGTCGTACTCTATCAAATTGGAATCTATACTTGTTTGATGGTTTTGGGAGTTACGATCCTGACACAATTTACTCTCGCATCGAGTACCTTGCCTGTGGATTGGAGTGTCGTGTTGTATTCCTAGACCACCTCAGTATATTATTGAGTGGACTTGATGGCGATGAACGACGTATGATTGACGTCACCATGACTAAGCTACGTTCATTAGTTGAGCGTACAGGCATCGCTCTATTCCTTGTATCGCACCTCAGACGTACTCAGACAGACAAGAACCATGAGGAAGGTGCACGTGTTACACTTGGACAACTTAGAGGATCTGCAGCGATTGGTCAGCTTAGTGACGGAGTTATCGGGCTCGAAAGGGATCAGCAGAACTCAAGCAAACGAGATCATACGATTGTTAGAGTCCTCAAGAACCGCTATTCTGGTGAAGTTGGCGTCGCCACTGAGCTAGTTTATAATTTAGACACCTGTAGTTTCACCGAACATGCAATTACCGAACAACACTTTGACCCGACGACAGACTTCGGGTGACTTGGACGTAGCATTTGACATAGAAACAAACGGTATCGACTCAACTGAGATACATTGCATGGTTTTACAAGACTTAAACAACGGTATGGTTGAATCATTTAATGACCAAACACTTACCAACTCAGTTGTAAATGGCGTTTGTACTCTTGATGTTTGCACAAACATTGTATCTCATAACGGTGTGATGTTTGATGTACCACAGCTACAAAAACATTTTCCATTTTTTAATTGTAATCCTACACACTGGGACACATTGATTCTCAGTCGTTACTTTTACTCTGACCTAATGGACATTGATCTCAGACGTAGGTGGCCTATGATGCCAGCTAAGTTGTATGGATCACACAGTCTCGAGGCTTATGGTTTCCGTCTAAACTTACATAAAGGAGACTATGGTAAGACCTCTGATTGGAAAGACTGGACTCCTGAAATGGAGGACTACTGTAAACAAGACGTTGCTATTGTCGCAAAATTATGGACGCATTTCCGCAAAAAGTTGTTGCTAGCGTCAGACTAGAACATGACATAGCAGAGCTTATGGCTAATCAAAAGACTACAGGCTGGCCTTTTGACATATCCAAAGCACAACAACTAGAAAACACTTTACTAAAAAGACTGGAAGAACTCAGGCACAGTGCTGAAAGTATGTGCTGGTGTGTCCCAGGAAATTTGTTTACGCCAAGGCGTGACAACAAGAAACAAGGCTACATAGCTGGTGCAGAAATGCAACGGTTAAAGGAGTTCAATCCTAGTAGCAGAGAGCACATTGCTTGGTGGTTCAAGACTAATCAGAATTGGAAACCAAACAAACTCACACCGACTGGTAAAGCAGTTATTGATGAGACTGTTCTCAAAGAAATTGGTACAAAAGAAGCGTTGGTATTTCTCGAGATTCTTGAAACACAAAAGAAACTTGGAATGTTATCACAAGGAACTAACGCATGGTTGAAGTTGGTCAAGGATGGCAGACTTCACCACTCCTGTTTTATAGGGGCTGCCACGCACCGTATGGCACACTCACATCCAAATCTGGCACAAGTTAGTTCAGACAAGGATTGCCGTGAGCTATTTATTACAAAACCTACATGGAAACTGGTTGACAGTGACCTTGCAGGGATTGAACTTAGGCTGTTTGCACACTACCTTGCCCGTTACGACGGTGGGAGGTATGCTAAAATATTACTTGAGGATGACATCCATCAGGTAAACGCTGACAAGATAGGTATTAGCCGTCGTCAGGTCAAGACTATTACATATTGTTTTCTCTACGGAGGGGGCAACCAAAAACTAGGCTTGTCATACGACAACATGCTGTCCCCAGAGGCTGCTGCCAAGAAAGGAGCAGAGATCAGAAAGGCATACATGGAGGCAATTCCTGGGCTGGAAAGCCTTGTCAACGCTACTCGGAAGGTTGCTGAGAAGGGTACAATACGTGCCATTGACAGACGCAACATTAGAGTGGACAAAGAACACAAAGCCCTTAACTTTTTGTTACAGGGATCCGCTGCAGTCTTAGCGAAGCGGTGGCTAGTGATAACTGATGCCAACTTAAAAGATTTAGAGCATGAAAGATACGCATTTGTACATGATGAACAGGTACTTGGGGCACCCCCTGAAGTGGCTGAACAAGTGGGCGAAGTGTGTAAACTATCTGCAATGCTAGCTGGAGAGTTTTACAATTTACGTATTCCCATTGAAGCCGATGCAAACATTGGTAACAACTGGGCCGAGGTACACTAATGCTACTAATTGACTGCGACTTCTTGGCTTACAAAGCCTCGCAAGTATGCGAAACTGGTATAGATTTTGGAGAGGATGTTATAGTAGCCCAGTCACAGTTCAGTGACGTGTTACAAGTCTTTCAAACAGAGCTGAGTAAAGTTACTTCAGCAATGATGGATGACGACATAATCTTATATTTCTCAGACCACAAGAATTTTAGGAAGAAAATTTTTCCTGACTACAAAGGGCATAGACAGAAGCGTAAACCACTAGGTTACAAACGTCTACTAAACTATTGTAGTGAAAACTATAGATATGTTATGATGGAGAACCTTGAAGCTGACGATGCCATAGGTATTGAAGCAACCAAGTTTCCTGATCCTACTAACATTATCGTTAGTCCAGACAAAGACATGAAGCAAATCCCCTGTGTTCTATGGAACATGGCTGACGAAGTGGAGGAGATTACACTAGAGCAAGCTGACGAATGGCACCTTATCCAAAGCCTTGCTGGCGACCCCACAGATGGGTACTCTGGTTGCCCAGGAATAGGAGTCAAGCGAGCTACAGCTCTGTTAAACAAGTCCGAATCTAAATGGGATGCAGTGTGTCAAGCATATAGAGATAGAGGGTTATCAGACGATGACGCTTTGCTCAATGCACGTTTGGCTAGAATTTTACGTACAGAAGACTACGACCATGATCTTCAACAACCTATTCTTTGGACACCTAAATGACCGACTCACCTTTGATAGCCAGAACTGGCAGAGTAGAAAACTGGATTAAGAATCCTGATGGCCGTTTACCTGTATCCTGCACTGTCTTTGTTGTCGAAGATAGTATGGAAGGCCCTAACGGTATAGAAGCATCTTGGAGATTTGTCTCCCATGCTTTAAGATATGGAGCTGGTGTAGCAGTACACCTCTCAAACATAAGACCCAACGGACATGAAAATGGAAAGGGTCTAGTAGCTAGTGGCCCAGTGTCATTTGCTAAAGTATATTCTGCACTCAACGAAACTATACGTAGAGGTGGGGTATATAAGAACGGAGCTTGTGTGTGTCACCTTGACTTAGATCACGATGACGTACTCGAGTTCATACAAACACCCAGACACCAACTACCTTGGATTAAAAGATGTGTTGATCTTACAACTGATATGTGGGACAAGACTCCTTACAAAAAAGAATTACTCGAAGGTATAAAAGCGGGTGACATTTGGTTAAACAAAATTAAACATGATCGCTATGGAAACAGAATCTACTCCAACGTCTGTCTTGAGGTTTACTTGCCCTCACGCGGAACTTGCTTGTTACAGCATGTCTCTCTCGGTGCCTGTACTATCAGCGACATATCAAAGGGTTTCAGTGAAGGTATGTCCGACTTGTGTAATCTCCATAGCAGGACAGGCATTGGAGAATCTGGAGAATACCTTACCCCAGAAAATGACAGACAAGTGGGGCTCGGTATGCTCGGTCTTGCCAACCTCCTCAGACGTTATAAAGTTACCTACGAAGAATTTGGAGAAGCCTTAGATCAAGTTATACATGGCAATTCTGCTCACGGAAATGCAGGAAAGATAGCAGAAGAAATACAGACAGGAGTATATAGAGCTGCTGAGATAGCACGTCTTCACCATATGGTACGTGCCTTCGCAATAGCTCCTACGGCTAGCTGCAGTTATAACACAAAAGACTTGGACGGATACACCTCATGTCCCGAGATAGCACCACCAATAGCTCGAAGCGTTGACCGTGATAGCGGCACCTTCGGAGTTACATCTTATGATTATGGCGATGTAGAGATCGCCTCAGAAGTTGGCTGGACTGCATACAAGAAAGTTGCAGACGGTATAATGACACTTCTAGGAAAGACGGGACTTCTTCACGGATACAGCTTTAACTCATGGAGTGACGTTGTAACCTACGACAATGCGTTCGTTGAAGAGTGGCTTGGAAGCCCCCAGACATCACTCTATTATTCCTTACAGGTAATGGGCGATGTTCAGGACAAGTCGAGTGCATATGCAGCGTTAGATGAATCTGAAGTCGACAGTTACTTGGATGGGATCTTAAACAATGAACCCACATGTGATTGCCAAGAATGAAAACACCTTATGATAAACTACTACTCCGCAAAAGAAAGTGGACTCCCGTACAGACGACGGCTGGGAAACTACGTGATGGCTCAGAAGAAACCATCTTCCGTGCTCTTGCAGTACGCCATATGGAGCTTCCTGTGGGTGCCTTTATCGAGGAAGCTCTTACTAAGGAGGTTCCCAAAGATGCGAGAGTACTTTTACAGTCGAATGTAAACGACGAAATAAACCATGACCTAGCGTTAGGTTACATAGTAAACGCAATGGGTGTAGATGAGAAAGCGGAAGCAGAGGCATTACGCCTCCGCACCGCATGGGAAGAACACCCCGACCACACACTAACTAAAGCCTTGGTAGCTGAACGTGCAATATTTTTTGTACTACTACCTTTCTTTAGATTCAATGGTGATGCTGGTCTACGTACAGTCAGTGCAGATATTAGCCGTGACGAACAAATCCATGTTGCTACTAACTCTCTCGTATGTGCTAGCATGGGCTTACGTCCAAGTCCTTCTTTAGACAAACTAAGAAAGGCTACAATAAACTGGATACTACAACCCTTGAAAGCGAACAACGAAGATAAGTACTTAAATAAAAATTTCTGGTTAGAAACCAGTGACCGTTTGATGTATGAAGGTAAAGCTCCTGAGCTAGCCGATACCAAACGTGCCCGTATGCCTGCGTTTTTTGAACATGCAAACACCAATTTACCCCAGTACTCTTGATTGGGGACGTATCGAAAAGATACTTGACGAACTTGACCAGCAGTTTCCTGACAAGTTTCCTGACCACAACCTATCGGAGAAAGCAATATCTTATAGGGCTGGTCAGCTGTCAATAATAAGATTACTTAAACATAAACTCAAAGGAGAATAATTATGTGTGTCGGCCCAATCGCTAATCTATTCGGAGGCGGACGATCAACCCCAGCTGCCCCACCAACACCAGCCCCACCAACTACCCCACCACCCCCAATGCCTGTACAGACAGCCCCAGTTGAGGCTCCTACAGCTCCTACTCCAGCTCCTGTAGAACAGGATGAGACAAAGAGAAAGGCAAAGGTTAAAGCAAAGAGAGTTCAGAAGAGATCTCGTGCTAGAGGTACTACACAGCTACAGACCAAGAAACCAGCGTCAGGCGGATTGAAAGGTATTAACACTTCTCAAGGCGTCAACACTGGCGGAGGCGGTGGCGGTGGCGGAGGAGGCACCTACTAATGGCCTTCGCACGGAAGCGGTACCATGAACTATCGTCCCACCGTGAACAGTTTTTAAACATAGCGTATCAGTGTTCTGAAATAACTTTACCTACGTTGTTAATGAGAAATGAAAACAACGCAGTATATAATGATTTTGTCACACCGTATCAATCAGTTGGTGCGAAGGGAGTAACAACATTAGCATCCAAGTTGATGTTAGGTTTGTTACCACCTTCCACCTCTTTTTTTAAGTTACAGGTTGACGATTCTAAATTAGGAGAAGATGTACCCGCAGAGGCTAAGAGTGAATTAGATTTAGGATTTGCTAAAGTTGAACGTATGATTATGGACAGCATAGCTGGATCTACTGATCGAGTTCAAATTTTTTCTGCGTTAAAACACTTGGTAGTTACAGGTAATGCTCTTGTATATATGGCAAAGGATGGTATGAAAGTATATCCTTTAAACAGATATGTTGTAGAGCGTGACGGTAATGGTGAAGTAATGGAAATCATAACCAAAGAGCGTGTCAGTAAAAAGTTACTAGGCATGGAAGAGGAGTATGATGGCCCTAATGATGATGAAAAATCAGAATATGGAGGTAAAGACTGTGACGTTTATACTTGTGTAAAAAGAACTGACTCAGGTTGGATGTGGTTTCAAGAGGTTCACGATAAGATACTACCAGACAGTCATGGTAAAGCACCTTTGGATAAAACTCCTTGGCTACCATTACGTTTTGTAACGGTAGATGGAGAAGATTACGGACGTTCTAGAGTCGAAGAGTTCCTCGGGGATTTAAAATCTTTGGAAGCATTAATGCAAGCTCTTGTTGAGGGCAGTGCAGCTGCAGCTAAAGTAATATTTACTGTATCACCTTCCTCAGTAACTAAACCCGCATCACTAGCCAACGCTGGTAATGGTGCTATTATACAAGGACGACCAGATGATGTTGGAGTTGTACAGGTTGGTAAGACTGCTGATTTTCAAACAGCTTTTCAACTTGTTAATGTTCTAGAAAAAAGATTGTCGGAGGCGTTCTTAATATTAAGTGTGAGACAATCAGAGAGAACTACAGCCGAAGAGGTCAGGATGACCCAGATGGAACTAGAGAGGCAGCTGGGTGGACTCTTCAGCTTGTTAACTACAGAGTTCCTTATACCCTACCTGAACCGTAAGATGCACGTTCTTACTACATCTAATCAAATACCCGCTATACCAAAGTCTTTAGTTAGACCTACTATTGTAGCTGGCGTAAATGCGTTAGGTCGTGGACAAGATAGAGACGCATTAGTTCAGTTTATATCAACCATAGCTCAGACTATGGGGCCAGAAGCCTTGGCCCAGTTCTTAAACCCAGACGAGGCTATCAAACGTCTCGCTGCTGCTCAAGGTATAGACATTCTAAACCTAGTTAAGAGTATGCAAGAAAGGCAACAAGAACAAGAACAGGCTATGCAAGCACAACAGATGCAGTCTCTTACAGACCAAGCTGGTAAACTTGCAGGAACTCCTTTATTAGACCCCTCTAAAAACCCAGAGTTAATAGATGCTCTAAGCCAAGGAGTTGCACCTACAGATGAAACACCACCACCACAGTAATTATGGCAGAAACATTCACCTATGATCCATCAAATGACCCAGAGGCTATTGCAGCTGCAGAGGCCAGAGATGCAGAATCTTTAAAAGTTGGTGAGGAACTTGTTGAAAAACAAGAAAACTTATTAGCTGGTAAATATAAAACTCCAGAAGATTTAGAAAAAGCATACTTAGAATTACAAAAGAAACAAGGTTCTCAATCTGAACCCGAGCCTCAAGTTGATGATACACCGAACTATGAAGAGAGGATGTACACCAATGATGACCAAGTTAATTATGAAACCGTCAACGAATTGTATGGCGATCAAATAGGAAATCTTTTTAAATCTAATGAGATAGATCCTTGGGAAATGAATAAACATTTCGCTGAAAATAATGGTACATTGTCTGATGATATGTACGATCAATTAGAATCAGCTGGTTTAAACAGAGATTTAGTAGACTCATACCTCAGTGGTCTAAAATCACAGCTAGGTCAAACACCTCAACAATCTACTTTATCTGATGCCGAAGTTAATGAATTAAAAAATATTGCTGGCGGTGAAAAGGGGTACGATAATCTGATGTCTTGGGCGGGTAATAATTTATCTGAACAGGATGCTAAAAACTATGATGATGTCTTGGCAACAGGAAACAAATCAGCTATATCATTTGCAGTTAAAGCACTTATGGGACAATACGAAGAAGCTAACGGTAGAGATTCAAAACTAATTACAGGAAAAGAGTCTGCTCCTGAACGATACAGGAGTATGGCTGAGGTAACTAGGGACATGGCTAAACCCGAATACCGCACAGACGAGGCATACAGAGATGATGTCCTCAGAAAACTAGCCGCTTCAAATCTAAACGTATAGGAGTTGATTCAATGAAAATGCCAAAGAAAAAAATGATGAAAGGTGGAAAGAAAGGTAAGGGGGGTAAGAAGTATTAATGCCATACTCTAGCTATTCACCAAAGCAAAAGAAGTTAGCTGGCCTAGCTGGTAACAAAAAGAAAATAGATCGGGCTGACCTGATCGCATTACGGACTAAGAAAGGTGGCAAAAAGAAAGGGCGTAAGCCTGTCTCTCGGAAGAGGGGAAAAGTCGCGTAAAGGCGGCCTAACAGCCAAAGGTAGAGCCAAGTACAACCGTGCCACAGGCTCTAACCTAAAGGCTCCACAGCCAGGGGGAGGTGCTAGGAAGCGTTCTTTCTGTGCTAGAATGAAGGGTGTAAAAGGCCCTATGAAAAAACCAAACGGTAAGCCAACCCGTAAAGCGTTGGCACTTAGAAGGTGGAAATGCTGATGGACAAAAAGAAAAAAAAGAAAAATCTTTTATTAGACCCAATTAAAAAGCGTTTGCTAAGAAAGGATAATGTGGCTCCAGCTGCAAAATTCATTCAACAAAAAAAGAAACGAAACGATCTCATAAAAAGTTTCTTGGATGGCACACATGGTCTATAAAAAGAAAAAGAAAAAAGGAAACAGCAAATGCGGCTGCAAACACGGAGGTAAATAATGGGTAAACTATGTGCTAGAGGTAAGGCCGCAGCTAAACGTAAGTTTAAGGTCTACCCATCTGCATACGCTAACGGCTATGCCGTACAGGTATGTAAAGGTAAGATCAAAGGTGGTGACGGTAAACGTAAAACTGCCAAAGGTTACTCTAAAAAGAAAAAAAGGTAATGGCTAAATTAACACCCAGACAGGAAGCCACTCTAAAAAAACATCAAAAACATCACACTGCTAAACACATGGCTATGATGAAGAAGATGATGAGAAGCGGATCTACTTTTACAGCTGCACATAAGGCAGCTATGAAGAAAGTAGGGAAATGAGTCTTAAGAGATGGTTTAAGGAGAAGTGGGTAGACGTTAAGACTGGTAAGCCATGTGGAAGACAGAAAGGCGAAACCCGTAAAGGCTACCCTGCCTGTAGACCATCAAGGCGAGTCTCGTCTAAAACCCCTAAGACCTCCTCGGAGATGTCTAGTAAAGAACGTACTAGATTTCGTAAATCCAAGACAAGTTCAAAACGAATTAACTACAACCATAAACGAAGAAAGAGATGACACATCACAACCATGAAGGTGACAGATGGCATGTAGCAGAGGAGGTAAATGGCCGACTCGCAATGCTAGGTATAGTGGCGGCCATAGGTGCCTACGCTCTCACAGGGCAGATCATACCAGGAATTTGGTAACATTCCTTACAACAGTTACTAACTTTTTTATAATGTTTGGTGTGATGAGACATTGGAACCCACGTCCGTTCATCCCCAGTGGGGACGCATGCGATCAGATCATGGAACGGGGGTCTGATACTGAGGTTAGTTATGTCTCCAGTAGAATTGCAAGCTCGAGTTAAAGAGCAAAAAAATTTCAAAAGGCTAATGTTACTTAAGTATCGTGGCATAGAATACACATCAAAAAGGTAAATGGCATACAGGGAGGTTCGAGTCCTCCCCTACCTATTGGCTTCTGGCCCCTACGGGGATACCCATAAGCCGTCTAGACGGTGGGATAGACCACAAAAACATAGTGAGTCGCATAAGACTTGCAACTTTTCACGTGATAAGACGATAATTTATACCTAAAATTTTTTTAGAAAAATGGCACAACAGTCAACAAATGATCCAGCTTCACAATTAAATCTGGGTCGCATTAACGGTACTGGTAACGCCACTAACAATAGGGATTTATACCTAAAATTGTTCAGTGGAGAAATGTTTACTGGTTTCCAAAGAGAGACAATCGCTAGAGATTTAGTTCAAAAAAGAACACTCACAAACGGTAAGAGTTTACAGTTCATCTATACTGGACGCACAACAGCCGAGTATCATACTCCAGGAAATTCCATCCTAGGTAATGACCAGAAGGCACCTCCAGTAGCTGAGAAAACAATTACAGTCGATGATCTCCTTATTTCTAGTGCGTTCGTATATGAGCTAGATGAAACACTTTCACATTACGAATTGAGGGGAGAAATTTCCAGAAAGATTGGATATGCTCTTGCTCAAAAGTATGATAGACTAATTTTTAGAGCTATCGCTAAAGGTGCTAGACAGGCTTCTCCAGTTAGTATGACTAACTTTGTAGAGCCAGGTGGTACTCAAATTCAAGTTGGTGGCGGATCTGACGCAGACGACGCTTACAACTCAACTCACCTAATCAATGCGTTCTACGACGCAGCTGCAGCTCTTGACGAAAAAGGAGTCAGTGAGGACGGTAGAGTGGCTGTATTGACACCTCGCCAATACTACGCTTTGATACAGAACATTGAATCAAATGGTCTAATCAACCGTAACGAAAGAGGCGACGCATTGCAGTCTGGTAACGGCATCATTGAGATAGCTGGTATCCAGATCTTTAAGTCTATGAATATCCCATTCTTTAGTAAGTATGGTACTAAGTATGCTCCTGCTTCAGGTGCCTCTGCTGCTACTGACCTTGCTACAGCAGATCCAGGAAATACTGGTTCATGGGTTTCAGAGGGCATTGAAACAGCAAACACCGCAACAGGTAACAACTACGGTGCACGTCAGAACTACGGTGCTGCAAGTAACTTTGCAAACTCATGTGGATTAATCTTCCAACGTGAGGCCGCTGGTGTAGTCGAGACAATCGGCCCACAGGTTCAAGTAACAAGTGGAGATGTGTCTGTTGTCTACCAAGGTGACGTGATATTGGGACGTATGGCTATGGGAGCAGATTTCTTAAATCCTGCTGCCTCAGTAGAATTGTTCGCAGGAACAAGTACAAAGCCTGCAGCTTTCAACTAATACATTTTTATACGGGGGCACACGCCCCCCTTTTCTTATGGCAGCAATAACATATGGTGTGTCCACCGAACTGGATGCAGTAAACGCAATTCTTATGAGTGTTGGAGAGTCACCCGTCAACACCCTCACAGTGCAGAGCCCAGATGTGGCTATTGCTCAGGCAACTCTTCGACAAGTCTGCCGTGAGATACAAACACAGGGCTGGGTGTATAATACAGAAAATGATTACCCTATTGATTTAGATGCTAACAACCACTGTGTTATCCCAAACAACATCCTTCAACTAGACCTAAACCATTTTAGGCATGGTAATGATTTCGATGTTGTTAGAAGAAGTGACAACGGTATAATGAAAGTCTATGATAAGATAGGACATTCATTTGAATTTAAAAATGTCACAGGTGGTAAATTATATTTTGATGTAATCTGGATGCTAGATTTTGAAGATCTACCACAGGCATTTAAGGACTACATTACTACCAGAGCGTCGAGGATCGCCTCTAACCGCATGGTAAACAA